TTATGACGCGTTGTGCGCTTCTGCTGCCATTAATTCAGGCCCATTTTCGCCAGAAATCTTATCAAATGGATTCAGCGTCAAAGCTGCCTCAAGGTGATCGGGGGCGAAGTGCGCATATCGCATTGTCATCATAATCGTGCTGTGACCGAGTATCTGTTGAAGCACCAAAATATTGCCGCCACCCATCATGAAATGGCTTGCGAACGTGTGCCGCAGGACGTGAGTACGCTGACCCGTTGGTAGCTCGATACCTGCCCGTTTAAGCGCGTGCTTAAACGCATCATATGATGTGCTGAAAAGTGCACCGCGCGTTTTCGGCAGCAAATCCTGCAACCGTTTTGATATTGGAACTGTTCTGTTTTTATTGCTTTTCGTGTTGATGAAAGACACGCGGCCAGGCAGAACCTGAGATTGCCGCATTGATTCAGCTTCACCCCAGCGCGCACCGGTTGCCAAACAGAGACGAACAATGATACCCAGGCTTTTATTATCCGACTCGTCACAGGCTGCCAGCAGGCGCTTAATTTCATCGGGGTAAAGGAAAGATAATTCCTGATCACCCTCCTTAAATTGGCGAATCCCATCCAGGGGGTTATTGCCTTCCCATTCACCCAATCGTTTCAACTCGGAAAACACTGCATGCAGGTATGATTGCTCTCGGTTTACCGTTGCCTCTTTAATGGCTTTGCGCCCCTTTGCCAGCCACTCACCAGCAAGCCGGCGTTCACGGTATACAGCAAACATATTCTTATCGACTTCATGCGCCAACGGATCGCCAAGGCGTTCGCAGATAGCCTGGAGCTTCGAAAGCCGAGACTCACCGGACGTCAACGTTTTGCCGTGCATGTCATACCAGCGCTGGATCAGATCGGCCAATTTGACCGCGCCATCACCAACTTCAACAGCTTTCTTATTTGCCAAAAGGCGGCGCTCGTAGGAAAGCGCCTCCCCTTTGGTGGCGAACTGCTTTCTGATGCGCTTTCCATCACGTCCGTAAGGGAAACACTGACATAACCATTTGCCTGATGGAAGTTTGCTAACTGCCATTAGTATTTACCCACTTCATCATGATCATGAGCATCATCGCTGTCGATTTAACGGTTTGGTTAGCGAACATCTTTTCATTTTCCGCCTTCTTCGGTTCTGGCTTAAAAGCGGAATCTAATTGTTTTACTAACTCAGCCGCATAAGGCTTGAAATCATCAACCGATTTAATTTTTCGGCTTATGTCATCTGATAATAAATTTTTGCTGTATAGCCCTGCAATAAAGTCAGCACAGGTTGCAAGTTTATTTTGCTGTGATGCCTTTTGCCAAGTGAGAGCGTTAGCTTCATGTAATGTTCCACCTTGATACCAACCGTTAGCAAATGCGGCGTTTGAACCGATCGCCATAATTGCTACGAAAGCAAAAAAACCATATTTAAAAAAATATGCTATCCGAGCATTAATTAATTTCATTGTCCCTCTACCTTTTTGATTGGTTTTGAATGCGCGAACGAATCGCTAACCGCCTGCATATTTAACCGTGCCGCATCATCCATTGCGCGATAGTTCTCTACTAACTTTTGTTCTTCTGTTGATATTTGCTGGGGAGGGCTTTTTTGGCCTGTAAGGATATACATCACATCAGCCCCGGCTGCATGGATGGCTTCAAAAAGTGATGCTTTTGGTTCAGTTTTTCCGGCTTCGTAGTCGCAATAGGTACGAAATGCGACCCCGCATATCTTCGCCATAGCTGTTTGTGTATGCCCCAAGCGTTCGCGCTCCTGGCGTAAACGGTCACCTGTTTGCATTTTTCTGCAATTCCTTGTTGACTATTTGCAGATTTCTGCAAATAATGTGATTCATAGATAACTAGTGGATCACAATATAACACTATGAAACAAGCCAATCATGCGCCGCGCTCACGTTTGCCTGGCGGAATTGCTGCAAAAAACCCGATCCCTATGCGCTTATCAGATGCAGAGCGCGCGGAGTTGGAAGCCATCGCAGCAAAAGAAAGTCGTTCTATTTCAAGCATGGCGCGCCTGGTATATCTGCGCGGCATTGAATCCATCCAGGCGGAATGACGGGGTAAATCATGGCGAACACCACGATAAACATCACCGTTCCTACAGGTTATGTCGCTCTGGAAGCATACGCCGAAATGACGAAAATCCCGATCGGCACCTGCCGGCGAATGGTTAGGGATGGCCGGATAATCATTCGTCCGAAAGCGAACCCAAAGGACAAGATCGAGGTAAACCTTGTCGCCATGCTGAAAGACGCAATAGCCAACAGTTGAGGCAGAAACATGCAACCAATTGAACACGCTATAACCAAAATAAGCCGCAATTCTTCACGCTATCGCGGCTTTGTTATCACTTATCGTCCGCGCACTATCGTTAACCCAATAGCCAGATATGAAGTAAGCCAGGGCGATCAGTCTTATGGCTTATTCGATGCGCAAGCACAGGCGACCGGCTATATCGACCAGCTTTACTCACAGCACCAGGCGGCAGCATGAAACAAGCATATATCACATTAGTGGGCGACCTTCTGGCGCAGTACCACGCCAAAGCCAACAACATCAACGCCGCCACGGCGATCGCGCCAGCTGTACGTGCGGTTTCACTGAACGATTACGCATTCCGTCTGTGCATCGGCCTAACTGGCCTGCTGAGTACAGCAGAAGCCGCCGGCCACGCCCCGGACGCCGCCGTTATCGACAGTCTGATCATTCGCTGCAACAACGGCGATATTCCTCACCCGCGCGCGGTTGAACAGTCCGCATGAGCCGGGAAAGCCCGGCCCTATCTGAGAGCACACCCTCCCATCAACGTTTGGGGGATTGGCGTCCGGGGTGCGCTCCCAGATAGGCAATACCCGGTTGCGTCCTTACAAAAGAATGGGCTGCTTAGATCGGGTGATTACCTTCTCATGCGCCGGGCATGGCTAAAACCCGGCATATATTTCAGTGGGCACATTCAGCGCTTACTGAAATATATCCACCACCCGAAATAAAAAATGCCGCCTTTTTGGTGGCGGGTTTCCTACATCCTGAATTCAGGGGGTTTTTATGAACGAAGCCGAATTAATGAAGTTGCTTGCGGATGCCCGCTGCGTTTCACGGCTGCAACTTCTGGAGTTGTTGAGCACGAGGATTGAACGCCTTGAGGCGGACAACGCCACCCGCGATCAAATCCTTTCCATGCTGAAAAGCTGGATTTCAGCCCGCCAAAAGATCGGCACTCAACAAGAAGGTGCCGCGAAATGATGAAGTTATGTTTTGTCATCGCCGCCATCTGGGCCGTCGTTGCTTTCGGGCTGGTCGGCCTGCTCGCCTACCGTTACTGCAAGTTCTGTCGTGCCTTCAATCGCCAGTGTTTGCAGCCTGAAGAACGCAATTACGACTAAGGACGCCCAATGGCCGATCAAATCGACATGGCACAGGAACGGCATCAGCTAATCCTTGACGCCCAAATCAAAAACCCCCGCCCGCAATCTTGCGGGCCTTCTGCATTTCACTGCGAAGAATGCGGAGCACCCATCCCTGAGCAGCGCCGCCGCCTGATTCATGGCGTCAGCACCTGCGTGCACTGCCAGGCCACCAGAGAAGCAAAATCACGTCATTTCAAGGGGTAAACGATGACACCACAACAGCAAGCGCAGCAATGTTTGAACAGAAATTGTCTGGTTTTGGATACGGAAACCACGGGCCTTGACGATAAAGCTGAGATCATCGAGATAGCCGTCATTGACGCACATGGAAAGGTACTGTTGAACACGCTGGTTAGACCATCAAAACCTATCCCAGCAGAGGCTACCGCAATCCACGGAATCACTGATGAAATGGTAAAAGATGCCCCGACATGGCCGGAGGTCAACCCTAAGCTGTGCAGCTTAATCAGTGGAAAAACGATTGCGATTTACAATGCTGAATATGATATCCGTCTGCTTGAGCAAACAGATCGCACCTGGAAAGTAACGCCGAAAATTAGCGTAACGCCACAGATCGTATGTGCCATGCATGAGTATGCCGAGTATTACGGCCAGAAAAGCGAGCGCGGCGGGTACAAATGGCAGAAGTTAACCGCCGCCGCTGAACAGCAAGGAGTCATTATTGAAGGAACGCCGCATCGCGCTCTTTCAGACTGCCTGACCACTCTCGGCGTGATTAAGGCAATGGCGGCCGAAGGCAAAGCCCCCGTTACGCTAAGCGCTCAATCAACCGTCGATACTCTCCGGCAACTATTCACAGCTGACACCGACGCAATCACCGCGCTGGTCGATCATCGCGTTGAATGCTCGGAATACTTCGCCGGGCTAACTACAGCTACAGTAGGAAAACGCGCCGATGGCGCTTATGTCGTGGGCCTAATCGGCATCATTAATGCACTGATTTTCCCTGAAGTTATTGCCGCCGAATATGATGGTAATGAACTGATCGGTTTCTCCGTTGCCGACATTTCCGCAGAAGGGGCGCTGTATGAACAGATCCGCCCTTAAATGGCTCGGCAGCAAAGCCAGCATTATCGACACCTTACGCCAGCACCTACCAGCCGGAAAGCGGCTGGTTGAGCCGTTCGTCGGCAGCGGTGCGGTATTTCTCAACACCGACTATGAAAGCTATCTGCTGTGCGATATCAACAGCGATCTAATCAACTTCCACAACGTCGCCAAAAACCTGCCGGACGTCCTGATCCGCGAAGCGCGCAACTTGTTCAGGGAACACACCAGCGAGGCCGGATATTACGCTGTACGCGCCGATTTCAATCTGCGCTGTGACAGTAATTTCCTGTACCGCGCCGCGCAGTTTCTTTACCTGAACCGCCACGGCTTCAATGGCGTTTGCCGCTACAACCTGCGCGGCGAATTTAATGTGCCGTTCGGTCATCGAAAAGCGCCCTATTTCCCCGAAGACGAGATCCGGGCTTTCTCTGAAAAGGCGCAGGCCACAAAGGCGATTTTTCTGTGCTGCGCATTCCAGGAAGCGATCAGGATGGCACAGGCCGGCGACGTGATTTATTGCGATCCGCCCTACATCCCGGCCAGCGCCACCGCCAATTTCACCAGCTACCACACCGACGGCTTTACCAGCGAACAGCAGAGAAAGCTGGCGCGCATGCTGCGCATTGCGGCAAAACGCGGCCGCCACGTCGTAGCCTCGAACAGCGAAACCGACGCCGCGCGGGCGCTGTACTCCGATTTCACCATCACCACCGCCACCGCACGTCGTTCTGTCAGCGCCAAAGCTGCCAGCCGCGCAACAGCTGGCGAGATCATTGCAACAATGAGGGCATCGGCATGACTTTAACTACTGAGCAGTTGAAACACATCATCAACAACCCGGACGAGTTTTCGTTATCGCAAGTACAAGAAATGGCCGTTGAAATCCTTGCTAACCGTGAGTTAGCGACCACAAAGGCAATCGCTGATGTGACAGCAGAACGCCAGCTCCAACGAGATAAAGGCAGAGACAATGCCCACGATGACGGTTACATCGACGGTGTGCTTGCTCTCGCGGGAGCGGCATTTGCAGTGTCCGGGGCAGGGTTTAATCGTGTCGGAACTTACCGACTAAGAGCAAGAAACCTTTGGCCGTTCCCGAAAGAAACATTCAAGCCGGCCGGAGATGTGAATCGTCGTCATGATCTGGTACGCGGTGCCGCAATGATTATTGCAGAAATCGACAAGATGGATCGCGCCACAGCTCTGGAGGCCGCCAATGCTTAAAGATTATTTGCAACATATCGGCAACACCCTGTTTTCTATGTACCAAGAGCCGTTTAGCCATGATTGGGACATATGTCTAACCCGCCTAATGGATGAAGGGGAGGTTATTACAGCAACTCAACATCTCCTTGTTTTTTCCCTGCACGGTAAAAGCTACGGCGTATGGACATGCAATCGCTGGTACAGCTACGGCCATTTGTATGAGGTGAATGCCCAATACGCTCCAAGAGAGTTTCAATACCGCCCACGCTTTCGCACGATGCGCCGACTTAATCAGCTGCATAAGCGCCATCAGCTCCAACAATTCCAAAGAAAAATCATTGGGGGAGAAATAGCATGAAAAGGCATCAACTCAAGATTTTACCGGAACATTTCGCGGCAGTGGTCAGCGGTGAGAAAAAAGCGGAGTTTCGCATCAACGATCGGGATTACGCCGCCGGAGATCTGCTGTGTTTGTCCGAGTATGGGTGGCTGAAGGATTGCGACGGACTGGAAGGGTTTTCGGGGCAATTCATTTGGGTACAGATCACCCATGTCACCGATTTGTACCCGTGGAAACCGGGTTATGTGATGTTGAGCATCGAGCGAGGCCCGTTCAAATGCTGAAGACACCTGTAGCTACTGCCATTGCGGCCATTAATCCCCAACACAATCACATTCAAGATTTTCATGTGCTGGCGCATCTCAATCGAGTGCGTGCCTTCGCTTGGAGTGGCCGTCGGTGCGGTAAAACCAACGCAGCCCGCCAACAGGAGCTGCTCCGCGCAGCGTTCAAGCTTTCCGCAGGCGCGACGCTGCGACTTCTTCATACCAGAAGAAAGCCGCAGACAGGCCGAATATTCGGCTACGACCCAGCCGGCGGCGAAGACAAGTCTGTTGGGTGTGTATTTAAGCGCAACTACGCCACTGGCGGTTTGACACTGGTATCGGTCAATATTTTGTCGCGTAAGTGGCAAAACTCGCCGTGGTTTTACTTAGACGAGTGGCCGTGGGCGTGAGTAAACCCATTCGCGGCCGCTATGAACCATCACCGCCGTTGCCATACCCTGGCAGCGGCGCGGACGTTTCTGACTACCCCCATGCATGGAATAAGCCCAAGGCGGCTATCCATGTGGACAAGACTCCTTCTGTTGATCTCGCTGAGCTGGCTCAAGAGCAGGAGTTTGGCGCATGGGTACAGCGCACCCTGGCACCACTGCCCCGCTTTATTCGTCGGCGACTGAGTGACCGAATCAACCACTTTCACAGCACTAAAGGCCGGCACATTGCCCGCCTGAAACTGCGCGATATTGCTCGCCGTGATCTGCCGATTATCACCCGCGTCACCGATGCATACGCTATTCAGGGCGATGGCGAAGATCTTCCGCCCTTTGTGCACCTTGACGCGCTTTACCATAACTTTTCACACCTGCGCGGGCTGATTGAGCGCTTCAATCGGCTTCCTGACTTCAGCGACGAAGATATTGAGCTGTTGGCGCAGGATATTGCGATTTACATGACAGCGATGTTGAGTGAAGTAAATGAAACGCTGGAGGCGTTAGGCGATCGGGAACTGGCTATGCGGCTCTATCGGGAGGCCTCCGCACTTACTGCAATGTTCCAGGCTAACCCGCCACTATCTGCTAAAAGGTCTATATGGGTAGATGAGGCAGTGGTAGCCGTCCAAAAAATGCGAGATGCGCGATATTGGCAGCGCAACCTGCGTAAATATGCCATCCGCTGGCGCGAACATTTACACATTGCCTTTGGTGACGTTCGTCGGGGTATTTCCCCCTATTGCAGCAAGCATCATGCTGAAGAATGGGATCAGCGCCGTAAGCGCAGCCGCGCGATCATGAGCAAGCTAGAGCTGGAAGATCAGGACACCGGCGAAAGAATATCGCTCATAGAACAAATAGATAAAAGCATTTCAAACCCGGAAAAGCGCCGCAACGAGTTGATGACCCGCATCGGCGGTTTCGAAAAGGTTGCGACCCAGGAAGGGTTTACCGGCAGCTTTTTTACCTTAACAGCCCCTTCCAGTTATCACGCATTCAGCTATAGCGGCCACCGTAACAGCAAGTGGAATGGAGCAAACCCACGCAAGACACAGCGTTATCTAAACCGCGTATGGCAACAAATTCGGGCGGAACTCAAGCGCCGGGGTATCCCGGCGTTTGGCCTGCGCGTTGCCGAATCACATCATGATGGGACGCCGCATTGGCACGGCCTGCTGTTCACTACAGCAGAAAACGTTGAGCCGCTGCGCGAGATCATGCGGGATTATGCGACGCGCGAAGATGCCGAAGAACTTGCCGGCAGCCACGGTAAACAGCCACGATTTGAAATGAAGCCAATCGATGAAAGCGTCGGCAGCGCAACGGGTTATATCGTCAAGTACATATCCAAAAACGTCGACGGCTATGCGCTGGACGGGCTGACAGACGACGAAAGCGGACGCCCATTAAAGGAAACCGCCAAGCATGCCACCGCCTGGGCGTCATGCTGGGGAATCCGTCAATTCCAGTTTCTCGGCGGTGCACCGGTATCTGTCTGGCGCGAGTTGCGCCGCATGCACAATCAACAACTGGCAGACCAGATCAATCCGCTATTCGGTGAGCTGCATCGTGCCGCCGATGGTGCTGACTGGCGCGAATACACCTTATTGCAGGGCGGGCCGTTTGTTCTTCGCAAAGACCTGCGCGTCCGCACCTGGTATCAAATCAAAGACGAACCGAATGATTACGGCGAATACATTTCGGTGATCAAAGGGTTGGTGATGCCAACCGCAGACATTCCGCCGGTTGAAACCCGCCTTCGAAAATTCCGCATTGTCAGAATGAAGCCGCAGCTACCGGCCGACGCCGATCATGGGGTTGACCTTGACCTTCAGGGCGCGTCCGCGCCCCCTTGGACTCGTGTCAATAACTGTACCACGGTCAGAAAACAACCAGATTCGCACGATGATCCGCCGCTGGATATAGGGCCGGAACAGCTTGAAATCGGCCAAAAATCGGCCAGCAGGCGCAAGCAGCTTGCCGACAGCCTACGAAACCACAAACCGGAGCGGAAAAAGTCCCCAGCCGAAGAATTTGAGGCGCTAGCTTATGCCCTTACGGCGGGCGAATGCACCGAACCGGATCGCCAGCGGGCCGAAAGTTACCTGCGTGCCGCGCAGTCACTAAGGCAGATGGAAGAAAAGGTTACGCCATTGGTCGCAGACGTCGCTGAGCAGGTGCAGCGCTGGGCGAAGATCCGAAAAATCACAGTGAGCGAGCATCAAGCTAATCAACTGGCATTGGGGAAAGAGGTCACTGTGCTGGATACCGTTTATCGGGCGAACCCGGTAACCGGAGAACTGATCGTTGTTGGTATGGATCCGCAGTGGCGTAAATCACTAGCAAAACATAAGGCCACAGACCTGGTATCCCGTTGGCAAGCTTTGGCACGAGGCCGAGTAAATACCATCGCTGGGGCATAAAAATTACATCGAGCACAGACAGGAATATCTGTTCTGGCCATACAGAAAAATATAGACGGTGGCATCTGTGCCGCCTGGTGCCGGTACCGCATAGACAGAAATACCTGTTCTGGCCATGCCGGCAAATATAGACGGTTCCAACTGTGCCAGATGATGTTGCTGGTACCGCATAGACAGAAATATCTGTTCTGCAGCACCGTCATTATCAACTATGGAGTACCGATAATATGGGGTATTTGGGGAGCAAGGCCGCGAGCGGCGCTTACCAGGCGATAATCAGTCAGATGCCGCCGCATGACACTTACATCGAAACGCACCTTGGCAGCGGCGCCGTTATGTTTCACAAGCCGCTCGCGGCGCGCACGATAGGAATTGATGTTGATAGTAATGCTTTTTTGTTGACGCGAGGCCGCTGGATAGAAAAGGGAATGACCCCGCCGAAGCTGAATCTTTATCACGGCGATGCCGTTGGTTTTCTAAAGAGGGATCTAGCAGACGGGACATTTGGCAAACATGGGCGGGTGCTGATTTACGCCGACCCGCCCTATCTTCCAGAAACCCGCACCAGCCGCGCGCGGTATCGTCACGAGTATACCGTCGACGATCACCGCCGCCTGATCGACGTGCTACGCACCGTGCCCGCCAACGTCATGATCTCCGGCTATCCGTCCGCGCTCTACGACGAGTTGCTCGGCGACTGGCGCAGCCTGGAATTTCAGGTGATGACGCGCGGAGGGCCACGCACTGAAAAGTTATGGATGAATTATGCCAAGGATGCTGCATACAGCGCGGCGTTTGCCGGTGCGAACTATATCGATCGACAACGCATCAAGAGAAAAGCCGAACGTTGGGCCAGAAATTATAGCGATCTACCGGCAGCGGAACGCCTTGCCATACTGGCAGCACTTCTTTCTACTCATCAAAATGGGGACGTGTAGCATGACCACACCAGCAGAACGTAAACGCAGCCAGCGCCAGCGCGACAAGGCCAACGGCATCACCACGATCACTCTGCGCGTCGATAGCCAGGAAATGGCGATGATCCTGGAAGGTTGCCAGCAGCGCCGGATCGCGAGGGAACCTTACGAGGTGACGGAATACCTGATCGGCCTCATACGACAAGACAACAAGCTGTTGCAGAAACAGCTGGCCGAGCTGCGTAAAAGTAGCTGTGGGAAATGCGGCGACACGTTGCCGGGCGATCCGGGCGGGTGCTGCATGCAAGGTGACACGCAATGCTGGCAGACCACCGGCTATAAAAGGCTGATGCTGACAACGTTGTAGAACCTTCGCCAGTCGAGAATAGCAGCACCGGAGAAATGACGCAACCAAAATGAATTAATATTCACAAAAATGAATAACACCAATCGAGCGACATAGAAACCAGCACATTACCGCCCCCACCAAAGCGCCTATACGCCACACAGCGAGGCGCTTTTTCTTTGCACCAACGATCGCACATCAAATCTGATCGCCTCGCAGCGATGCGCAGGTGAATGCGGTGCGGGGTTTGCGGCGGATAGGCAGGAAAAACGATCCCCATCGATCCCCTGTTCCGTGCCGTCCCCCCCGCCCCCACGCTGCATGCTTAATAATTCACTTTTTATGCAGTAGGGAAAACGCGCCAAAGCCTTGTCTGGTGCGGTTTCGAGGGGTGATTAGGTATGCAATGAACTATGCGGATTGTTGCACTTAGGATATGCGGCGTTTTTTTGGCAAAGAATCACTTTCGATCTCTGCAAAAACCGCGTTTGCGGGTTGAGTGCCGACATTGAGCATGGCGGGCGACTTGGCGTTATCCTGCCACGTCACATTTTAATTTTCAACAGCCGTGTGACGCGACATTTTAATGAAAAAAAACGCCTGTGACATGTCACAATGGCGCACGGATAAAAAATGCGATATGAATAGCGCCGCATAAGAATGCAAAAACCGCCTTTCGGCGGTTCACATTACACACATCAAGCCACTAACTTAATAAGCTAGTAACTTACTAGTCATTCTTGAGCAGTTCATACGGGTTGAAGCTGATCACCTCCTCCCCTACCCAGTCGTTTAGCTCGCAAAGGCGTTCCTGCAACGGGGCCAGCTCATTAATCGCAAATACCCGCGCGGCCTTTTCCACATCCCCGAATCCGCCGGTGTTATTCGGCAAAATCCCCATCAACTGCGGCGGCGTGCGCTGGGACGCCAGCTGATCGTCGCGCGTCACGTTCTTGATGTTCAAAAACTCATCTTTCGCCGCCACCTCGGCCAACGGGATCAGCTGCAAGCCGTCCGGCTTACCGCCCGGCGCATACATAAACAGATTGCGAAAGTTGCCAGGCCCTTTCGATTCCTTCAGCGCTTTGCGCAGGTTGTCGATATCCTCCTGTTTGTGCGCGGCATCGTTCATGTAAAGGATAAAGCCGGCATGGCTGCCGTTGAGGTAGTATTTACGGCGAAACAGCGTTGCGGCCTCGTTCAGCCAAATGGAGTTAAGCGAGGAAAGATACTCAGGAACGCCGTAGATCTCCTGATTAATGTCCGGGTCAAGCAGGTGGAAAATGGTGCCATCTTCAAACTGATGCGGCTCCGCCCACGATTGCACGAACCAATAAGAGTCCGTATTGACGCCACGGCGGGTATATTTCGCCAGGCTGGGAACCAGCTTCATTATCCCGCCAAGGCGGTTATAACGCGACTCCATAAAGCTGTTGCCGAACACCATAAAATCCTGCGCATAGCGGCTGAAATCCTGCTTTGACAGCAGCGGGTGGGGCTTGAACATGCTCACTAAGATGTTGCGCTTCATCGTGATAGGTGAACTGTGATGAACCGCCGCGCGGAACGTCTTCGCCAGGCCGTTGAACGAGATAGGCGGTTCATACCAGCGATCGACGACGCAGCACTCCAGATAATCCAGAATTTCGCGCCGATCCAGCATCGGGATCGGGTCGCCGAAGGTGAACGCCTCGACGTGTTGCGCGCCAGTCTGTTTTTGTGTCGTCGGCTGGGCGTGCTTGCGGCCCCGGTTGCGCTTGCTCATTTAGTAGATCTCCATAAAACCTGTATTGCTACCGGTTGCCCCTTCGAGCGGTTCATTAAATAAGGCGTGCATGACGGCCCAGGCCACATCGCCGTGGCTGACGCCTTCGGCGCGGCTGGTGACATAGGTTGCCCGGCGGCCGGTGGCCGTCATTTGCTTGCGGATGGACATAAACGCCTGGGCGATATCCAGCGCGCCGGCATCAAACTCCAGGCGGCCGGAACGGATCACGTCGCGGGCCTTCAGCACGAGGTCGGTTTTCATTTCCAGGCTGTAGTTGATGGCGTTCACCGCCGGGAAGAATTGGCGCACCAGTTGCGATACCGCGCGGCCCAGGCCGGTGTTGTCGATACCGATATAGCTCACGTTGTAACGTTCGGTCAGCGCCTTGATGTTGCGGGCCTGCGCCGCAAAATCCATCCCGCGCCACTGATGGCGCTCCAGAACCCGGAATTTCCCGCCGGCAACCAGCGGCGGCAGGATGACCGCGCACCCGGCGCTGTCGCCATCTTCAGAACTGGCAGGGTCATAACCGATCCAGACTTCGCGCGACGCTACCGGGCGCAACGCAAACGGCTTAACGTCCGTCCAGTGCTCCCAGCTGTCCACCATGCAGCGCTGCATTTCACCCATCGGGAATACGGACGATGTATCGTCGATGAAGTTACACATGAACAGGTTGTCAAAATCTTCATCGCTGTTTTCCTCCCGTAGCTCGTCGAGGTCGAACAGGTCGCAGCCGCCGCGCAACGCATCTTCAATGGTGACGATCTGGCGGAATTGCTTGTCCTCGCAGAGCACGCCGCCGGCCAGGCGTTTATAGCTAACGTCAATTTCTCGGCGGCGATCCTTGGATTTGCCCTTGTTGAACAACGTGCCATTCCAGAAGGAATAGGCCTCATGCGTCATGCTCGACGGGGTGGAAAAGTAGGTCGAACGGTAGCGGGTTTGTGACGCCATACCCGATGCGGCGCGGCGCAGTTTCTTGAAGCCGGGGATCCAGAAATATTCATCCAGATACAGATTGCCAGGCCGGCCCTGGGCGGTGTTGGAGTTTGTGCCGAGAAAATGCAATTCCGCCGCATTCGGCAGGATAATCGTTTCCCCGCGCAGCTCCACATCGACCTCTTGCGCAAAGGCCGTGATGTAGTTTTTGAACTGGTGCGCCTGCGCCTTGGAGGCGGAAACAAACATCTGATTACGCCCCGTGTCCAGGGCGTCGATCAGGGCTTCGCGTGCAAAATAGTACGTCGCGCCGATCTGGCGCGATTTCAGGATGTTGCGGATACGAAAATCTTTTGACAATCCCGCCTCATACCAGCGCCGCTGATAGGCAAACATCTGTTCGAGAAAGATTTCTTTCAGCCTGGCATGCTGTTCGTCGGTGAAAACGTTCTTTTGCGTGCGCCGGCGCGGCCCGGCGTTTCGGCTCTCAATGTTGGGATTGAGATCGGCCTCATTGCCGCCGCCGTTGTATTTGCCGATGCGCGCGTGCCGCTCGGCCTGGCGCGCCAACAGGTCAATTTCCTTGAGGTCGCGCCCTTCTTTGTCCGGCTTCAGTATCAGCTGGCAATAGCGGGCGGCGGTGGTGATCTGCATCTGATCGAGCGGGCCGTAATCGTCCCACTTGTCGCGGCGTTTCCAACTGTGTACCGTGACGGGATTCTCCCCGATCATTTCGGCGATGCGAGTGACGCGAAGCCCCTGCCAATACAGGTACATGGCCTGACGACGGGGATCCAGATCGGTGCTGATAGTAATAGCGCTCATGCTTTATCGGCCTGAATTTCAACGTTTCAATACCGAAAGGCTACCTACGCGCCACAACCAACACCCCTAAAGCGCCTTGTGCCATCGACCACACAAAGCCGCTGCATTGTCCCGCCATCCCGCCCCAGCCAACATAGGCCAAACACGGCCAATACCGGCCCATCTGCTGACTGATCGGGGCTTACCCATGCCAATATCAAAATTTTTCCGCGTCGCCGTTGAAGGCGCGACCAGTGACGGCCGCAAAATCGAACGCCGGCATATCGAAGAAATGGCGGAAACGTTCTCGCCAGCATTCCGCCCGGCGCGCGCCAACCTTGAGCACTACCTGAGCATTTTCCCAAACAGCGATTTTAAGGCCCAGGGCGACGTCGTCGCGCTGAAGGCGCAGGAAATCACTTCCGGCCAATTGAAAGGCAAGTTGGCGCTGCTGGCGCAGGTCGATGCGACGGATGGGCTGGTGAAGCTGAACAACGATCGGCAAAAAATTTACACCAGCATCGAGTATTACCCGCAATTTGCCGACACCGGCAAAGCCTACCTGACCGGGCTGGCGTTTACCGACAATCCGGCGTCGCTGGGTAGTGAATCCATGAAATTCACCGCCAACAACCTGGCAGAAACCAGCGGGCTGCACTTCGGGGCGATGGAAGAAACCGTTATGGAATTTGACGCGCCAGAAACCGAAAAACCAAACCTTCTGACCCACATCAAGGCCATGTTCAGCAAAAAACAGCACTCCGATGACGGGCGTTTTTCCGACGTTCATCAGGCGGTGGAGTTTGTCGCGGAACGCCAGCAAGGGCTTGAATCCAAAGTCGAAGCATTTTCCGGCCTGAAAACCACCGTCGAATCACTGGAAAGCCAGCTGAAAGACGCGAAAACCGAGCTTTCCGAGCTGAAAACCACCCTCAGCACTTCTGACCGTTCTACCCACCGCCGCGATCTGTCTACCGGCGGTGGCGATAAGATCTTAACCGACTGCTGACGGACTAACGGCGAATAACAGGCACCGTATCGACATAAACGACCGGAACAAGGAAAAATTAATGAAACCGAATACCCGCAAGCAATATAAAATGCTGCTGAGCCAGGTCGCGAACCTGAACCACATCGACCCTGAAGACGTAGCCGCAAAATTCACCGTTGATCCGACGGTAACACAGCGCCTGGAAGACAAGATTCAGGATAGCAGCGGCTTTCTGAAGAAAGTCAACATCATTCCCGTTGACGAACAGAGCGGCTCTAAAGTCGGCCTGGGCATTGACCGCCCCATCGCCAGTACGACCAATACCGACGACAAAGAACGTGAGCCGATGGATCCAAGCAGCCTGGACGAAGTGGGCTATGTGTGTACCCAGACCAACTTTGACACGGCGCTGAAATATTCCAAGCTGGATGCCTGGGCCAAGTTCAAAGACTTCCAGATCCGTATTCGCAACCAGATCGTCAAGCGCCAAGGCCTCGACCGCATCATGATCGGCTGGAACGGCATCAGCCGGGCTAAAACCTCGGATATCACCGTCAATAAGCTGTTGCAGGACGTTAACATCGGTTGGTTGCAGAAAGTCCGCAAGGGAGCGCCAGCGCAGGTGATGGATAAAGTGCTGGGCGAGAATGGCAGCGTCGTGTCGGAAAAAATTCGTATCGGTACTGATGGTGACTATCACAACCTGGATGCGCTGGTGATGGATGCCGTCAACGAGCTGATCGCCGCTTGGTATCAGGACGACACCGAACTGGTCGCCGTTGTTGGACGCTCCCTGTTGGCGGACAAATATTTCCCGCTCGTCAACCAGGAGCAGCCGAACACTGAAGCCTTAGCCGCCGATATCATCATCAGCCAGAAACGGCTTGGCGGCTTGCAGGCGGTACGTGTTCCGTTCTTCCCGGACAACACCATTTTTATCACCCGCCTGGATAACCTGTCGATCTACTGGCAAGACGGCACGCGCCGCCGCCACATCATCGACAACCCGAAACGCGACCGCATCGAAAACTACGAGTCAGTCAACGAAGCCTATGTCGTTGAAGACTACGAGGGCGTGGCGCTGATCGAAAATATCCAGATCCTGAAGGCAAAAGCCCCAGCGCCAGCCGGCCAGCAGCCAGTGCAGCAACCAACGGAAAACCCGGAGGGCTAACCCATGAGCAGCCCGGCACGCAGACACAAGCACTACATTGCCGCGCAGCAGTCCGCCTCACTGGATGAGGCGGCCAGCCTGAGCCATCTGGGCAACTACGACCTGCTGCTGTTCAAGATGCAGCAGGATCTGGCGCGGCTGAGCGGCGTCGAGTCCCACGAAACCAAAGCCGAGCTGAAGCGCGGCATGCTGCCTACTTACATGCCGTGGGTGGCCGGTGTGCTGCAAAGCGACGCAGGCCGGCAGGATGCGATCCTGATGCGCGTGCTGGTCTGGTTTCTGGATATTGGCGAGCTGGAATATGCCCTTGATATCGGCGAGTACGCCATCCGGCATGATCTGGTTGCGCCCGACGGTTTCGACCGTTCGACCAGTTGCCTGCTCGCTGAAGAGATCGCCGCCGCTGCACAGCGCGATCTTTCAGCCGGCCGGCCGCTGAACACGGCGCAACTGCAACGCGCGCAGCAATTGCTGGTAAATCAGGACATGCCCGATCGGGTGAAAGCCCGCCTGTTCAAATTTGTTGGCTATGCATTGCGACAGGACGGCGACACCGTGCTGGCACTGGACATGCTGAAAAAAGCCCTGCTGAAAGATGAAAACTCCGGCGTAAAAACGGATATCAAGCAGCTGGAAAAAGTCATTCAGGCAGGAAGTTAACCGAATCGCCCCCGGCGAGGGCGGCACGGGAGCCGCGACAGGTTTAAGCCGCATCAACGCTCCCGTCCACCGCCCACCTACAGGAAAACGTATGGTCAGCATCGCAATAGAACCCGCACCCGGCGACAAGAAGCCTAGCAACGCGCTGGAAATCGACATCGCCAAGCAGCCGACGCCGCCGGCCAGCACCATCATCAAAAATACGGATTTTTGGCCGGATATCGACCTGAAACAGTACCGCGAAGACATGCGGCAGGACGGCACCATCACCCAGCCGCGCCTGCTTGAAGCGGCGCGGAACGCCATCAACGAAGTCAACGACCGGCTGACAGGCTGGCGCAAGCAGCAACAACGTGCGGGCTACAGCGAACTGGAACAGATTCCAGCCGATCACCTGGACGACGAGAGCACCCGCGTGCAGCTTTATCGCCGCGCCGTGTTTTGTCTGACTCAGGCCAACGTTACCGAGCGTTTTCGCAGCTTCGACGCCACGGCCTCCGGTTCAAAGCGCGCCGACGCTATCGAACCGTCGATCGATGATCTCCGCCGCGATGCAGATTGGGCCATCAATGACCTGCAATCGCTGCCGCGCATGACGGTAGAGCTGATCTGATGAAGGTCTATGCGCACCAGGGCGACACCGTTGATGCGCTGTGCCAGCGCTACTACGGCAAGACGCAGGACGTGACCGAGCAAGTATTGCTGAATAATCCAGGTCTGGCAGACCAGGGGCCAATATTGCCGCACGGCTACCCGGTCGACATGCCGGACATTGTTCAATCCGAATCGGTTCAGACCCTGCAACTGTGGGATTAATCCCAGCGCGGGAGGTGGAGAATGAAACTCATGACTGAAAAGATTGCCGCCGGTATTAACTATTGCATTGCCGGCGGCTTATGCACTGGCGGGCTGATCGACTGGTTTCGCCACGTTGACTGGAATCAGGTAGCTGTGATCGGCGGTTTTCTCCTGGGCCTGATCACCTATCTCACGCAGACCTATTTCGACTGGCGGCGCACGCGGGCCTATGAGAAAGGCGTCAGCGCCGGGATCATTACCGAACCGCCGGCAAAGCGCGGGCTTTTTAAAAAGGAAGCCGAATAATGGTAATATCATCTTCCCTGCGTAAAAAGCTGTTCGGTGCGGCCGGCACTGGCGCGCTGGCGATCGCCACGTTGATGATCCCAGAGCTTGAGGGCGTCAGATTTGAACCCTATCGCGACGTGGCCGGCGTGCTGACCGTATGTTACGGCCACACCGGGGCCGATATCGTGCCGGGCAAGCGCTACACCCAGGCGGAATGCAAGGCAATTCTGGACAAAGACCTGATCCCCTTTGCGCGATCGGTCAATCGTTCGGTAAAAGTGCCGGCGTCGGAGTACCAGAAAGCCGCCCTGATCAGTTTCAGCTATAACGTGGGCGTCAGCGCCTTTGAGCGCTCGTCCCTGCTGCGCAAGCTGAACGCCGGCGACTATGCCGGCGCATGCGACGGCCTGCGCCAGTGGATTTATGCCGGCGGTAAGTCGTGGAAAGGCTTAATGAATCGCCGCGATATTGAACACGAGGTCTGCACCTGGGGGCAGAAATGACGCGTCTGGCCGCCGGTATCACGCTGATCGCGCTTTGTGCACTGGCGTTTCTGGTTTACAGCAATCAGGGGTTGCGCCAGGAACGCGAAACGTTGCAACGCGACAACAAGAGACTGGCCGGCCAAATCGAGTGGCAGAACAAAACGCAAATAGCCGTTGCCACTATCGACGAAAACCGAAGCCGAGAGCTGACCGATGCAAAAAATAAAATTGATGATCTGCAACGCGATGTTGATCATGGCCGCCGCCGGCTGCGCCTCAACGCCTCATGCCAGGCCGCCGGCACCGCCGGCATGGCTGATGCAACCGCCGCCCGACTTACTGACGCCGCTCAACGGGATTATTTCACCCTCAGAAAGCGAATAGAAACCGCCAATAGCCAGATCGCCGGGCTGCAAGACTACATTCGCGACGTCTGCCTGACGCAACCGTAGGAACTGCCATGTTAAAACCCGACTCCCTGCGCGCCGCCCTGGGCGACGCCGTCAATCACATCAGAGAAAACCCTGATTTCCTGCATATTTTTATTGATAAGGGCACGATTTACAGCACCTTCGCCCCGTCGCTGTCGTTTGAGTATCAATACACCCTCAACATGATCGTGACCAACTACGCCGACGACGCCAATCTGTTGATCGTCCCTATTCTGCATTGGCTACGCACCAATCAGCCGGACATTATGGCGAACCCGGACAAGCGCGGCGACGGCTTCACCTTCGAGGCCGATTTCTTGAATAACGGGGTGAGGGATATCAGCATTGATCTGAAACTGACGGAGCGCGTGATCGTCAAAGAGGAAAACGGCAAGCTGCACGTCAGCCACGTCGAGGAACCGCCACCGCCGCCGAACAACGTCACCGAGTTTGAGATCTGGATGCAGGGCCGGAAGGTGGCAGCATGGGCCGCTTAGACGATTTCCAGACGCTGGACGACACCCTTTCTGTCTTGCTCCAACAGCTTTCCCCGCAGTCGCGGCGCGTATTCACCCGCCAGGTGGCGAAAGAATTGCGCCAGCGCCAGCAAAAGCATATCCAAGAGCAAAAAAACCCGGACGGATCCCCCTACGTCCCGCGCAAGAACAAGCGCCGGGACAAACAGGGCCGCATTCGTCGCAAGATGTTCACGCGCCTGCGCACCGCGCGCTTTATGAAAACGGAATCCGGCCCCGATGAAGCCGCCGTCACCTTCGCCGCCGGCGTGACGAATTTGTCCGCCGTCCACCATTACGGCCTGCGTGATAAAGTCAGCCGGAACGGCCCGACAGTGCGTTATGAGCGCCGGCAACTACTCGGCTTTACTGACGACGATATCGAATGGATCAAGGATCTGGCCCTGACCCACATCGCCAAATAACTACATCCCCGCCGCCTTGTGCCAGCGATGGCACAAGGCGCATCGCATGCCCCCCGCGCCCGCACGCGTCACACTGGCGGTATGAATGCAATCCTCACTGAACTACGCCGCCGCCTGGCTAACATCGTGCGCATCGGCACCGTGTCCGACGTGGATACGGCGAAAGGCCTTTGCCGCGTATTAACCGGCGCGAATGAAACCGACTGGCTGAACTGGCTGACGCTGCGCGCCGGCCGTGTGCGCTTCTGGTCGGCCCCGTCGGTAGGAGAACAGGTGATCGTGTTGAGCATTTTCGGTGAGCTGACCACCGGCTTTGTGCTGCCTGCCGTGTTCTCCGATCAGCACCCTGCGCCATCCGCTTCACCTGACGCCGTCCGCATTGATTTTCCCGACGGCGCGGTCATTGAGTACGAGCCGGAAAACAGTACGCTAACGGCGCACGGCATGAAATACGCCGATATCCAGGCCGCTGAGAAAATCAGCGCCACCTCAAACGTCGTCGTCGTTACCGCCGGCCAGATGATCACGCTGGATGCGCCCGTCGTGGAATGCACCAACAAGCTGATCGCCGGATCGCTGCTGCTGAAATACGGCGGCGAAATGTACGGCAATATCACCCACACCGGCGGAGGCTTTAACTCCAACGGCGTGATTGTCCATCTGCATTATCACGGCAACGTGCAGAACGGCGGCGGCAACACCGGGGGGCCAACATCATGATGTATCTCGGCATGAACCGTAACAGCGGCCAGGCTATCAGCGAGATCGACCACATCCGCCAGTCTGTCAGCGACATTTTGATCACCCCCGTCGGTAGCCGCGTCATGCGCCGCAAATACGGTTCGCAGCTGTCGGCCCTGATCGACCAGCCGCAAAATCCGGCGCTCAAGCTTCAGATGATGGCCGCTGTTTATGGTGCGGTGCTGCGCTGGGAAGACCGCATATCCCTGACCGCCGTCAACATCACATCAAACATGGACGGGGAAATGGTTGTTGACCTGGTCGGCAACCGAACCGATACCGCCGGCCGCATTCAATTTTCATTACCGATCAGGGGGCAATAATGGCGACGATAGACCTGAGTCAGCTACCCCGCCCCAATGTCATTGAAGAGCTGGACTATGAAACGCTCTTTGAGGCGCGCAAGGAACGATTGATAAGCCTGTACCCGGAGGAAGAACGGGAAGCGGTGCGCCGCACGCTGGGATATGAATCCGAGCCAATCGTCAAGCTACTGCAAGAATCAGCATACCGTGAAGTATTGTTGCGTCAGCGCGTGAATGAGGCGTCGCAGGCCGTCATGCTGGCATATGCCATAAAAGATGACCTAGACGTCATAGCTGGGAATAACAATACCGAACGTCTGACTGTCACTCCGGCGGATGATGACACCATCCCTCCGACGCCTGCCATCATGGAATCCGACACCGATTTACGACTACGTGCACAACAAGCGTTTGAGGGTCTAAGCGTGGCGGGGCCAGTCGGCGCTTATGAATATCATGGCCGCAGTGCGGACGGACGAGTCGCTGACGTCGCAGTCGAAAGCCCATCCCCTGCCTGCGTGACAATTTCCGTATTATCCCGCGAGGGAGACGGTACCGCCAGCCCTGAATTATTGGCAATCGTTGAGAAGGCACTTAATGCAGAAACTGTGCGGCCTGTGGGCGACCGCGTGAAAGTCCAGTCAGCCGAGATTGTGCCTTATCAGATTGATGCGACACTATACGTTTACCCTGGCCCAGAGTCTGAACCCATCAGGCAGGCATCGACACTTAAGCTACAGAACTACATCAGCACGCAGCACCGCCTCGGGCGTGATATACGCCTTTCGGCTATTTATGCAGCGCTGCATGTTGAAGGGGTGCAGCGTGTCGAGCTGGCATTGCCACAGGCTGACATTGTGCTGGGTAAGTCGCAGGCATCGAACTGCACCGGCTACCGATTAGCTATCGGGGGATCTGATGATTGATCGATTGTTACCTGTTGGCTCGTCGACGCTGGAAGTTGCCGCTGCCGCAGCTCTCTCTGACATTCAGCGCGTGCCGGTACCGCTGCGTACCCTATGGAATTGGCGCACCTGCCCGGTAAACCTACTGCCATATCTGGCGTGGGCGCTGTCGGTCGACAGGTGGGACGAGAAGTGGCCGGAGGCGACAAAGCGCAGCGTCTGCGCGTCCTCGTTTTTCGTCCATCAACACAAAGGCACGATCAGCGCATTGCGTCGGGTGGTTGAACCACTTGGGTTTTTGATTGAGGTGCGCGAGTGGTGGCAGCTTAATGAGGAGCCTGGGACATTCCGTCTAGTTGTTGGCGTGCTCGACAGCGGTATCACTGACGAAATGTATCAGGAGCTTGAACGCCTAATTGAAGACGCCAAACCGGCAAGCCGACACCTTACCGGGCTGGCTATCAGCCTGAGTGCGACCGGCGAGCTGAATGTCGGCGCGGGTTGCTACCACGGCGACGCGCTAACCGTTTACCCCTACACCCCCGAGGAGATTATCGTCGGCGGTGAATATTATCCGGCCTCGGCCATACATTTGATTGATAACGTGAGAGTGAACGCATGACCGCAAAATATTTTGCTATCCTGACCAATCAGGGCGCGACGCGACTGGCGAACGCGGCGGCACTCGGCACCAAACTCAACCTGACACAGATGGCTGTCGGGGATGCGAATGGTACGCTGCCGACACCTGATCCAGCGCAGACAAAGCTTATCAACCAGAAGCGCATCGCACCGCTGAACATGCTAACCGTTGACCCAGCCAATACCAGCCAGATTATCGCGGAACAGATTATTCCCGAAAATGAGGGTGGCTTCTGGATCCGGGAAATTGGTCTCTACGATGACGACGGCATTCTAATTGCGCTGGCGAATTGCCCAGAAACCTACAAACCGCAATTGCAGGAAGGTAGCGGTCGTACACAGACCATTCGCATGATTCTGATTGTATCGAGCACATCGGCCATCACCATAAAAATTGATCCGTCAGTCGTGCTGGCAACGCGAAAGTATATTGACGATAAGGTCATCGAGGTAAAAGGCTACGCAGATGACCAGATGAAAAGGCATATCGACGCTCAAAATCCGCATAAACAATACCCACTGATTAAAAATGCACTTAAGGAAATCGTGGACGCTGGACTGATTGAAGAGCTGTTTGAAAATCTCGGGTTGGGAGCCGCAGCCAAAAAGAACATCGGCTCGGGAAATGGACAGGTACCGGACATGTCATTTTTTCAGTCAACGAAAGGATCAAACGGCATTCAATATTTGCCGGGCGGGATAATTATCCAGTGGGGAATATGGCAACTTTCGACCGTCGGTAACTATAATGCAGAAACAATAGGCGGCATTACATGGTATACCCACTATACCAAACCCCTTTATACCATAGCCTTTCCTAACATGGCGCTGGTGAATTTTACGGGGTTAGCTGGCTCGACCTTTGAAGGCCAGAGCAACGAGTACAATACTTTTGTTCGTTCGAATATGAGTGCGGGAAATGATGGTAAAGCAGGTTCGCGCACCAACGCTTGCGTTTCCGTTACGTCCAGAATTCTGGGGTATACCCCTACAGTACATTGGCTAGCTATAGGATACTGATTATGCATAAGTATTATTACTCACCATCAGAAAATATTGCTTACTCAGGCGTTCTTATGGAAGCATATGAGAACGCAGGCACACTACCATATGATCTTGTTGAAATCACAGATTCAGATTTTCAGGAGTACTTCTTGGGTTTGATTCCCGAAGGGAAATGCAGAACAGCCAACGCGCAAGGTTTTCCCGCTTGGGAAGACTTAGCTCCACCTTCACACGATGCATTAATTGCGATTATTGAGGCTGACAGACAAGCCAGGATTGACAATGCCATAGGAACTATAGCCGTTATTCAATTAAAAATGCAGGCGGGGCGGAAGTTAACAAAGACCGAGACTCTAAGGTTAAATGCTGTTTTAGATTATATTGATAAGTTAGAAGCTATAAATGCCAACTCTTCAATTATTGAATGGCCTGAACAACCAGAATAAAGTGAATGGGTTGCCACGTCCGTTTATGGCTAAGAACGTCATTGTAACAGTTCCTCCCATGCGCGCTGATTTGGCGCGCCACTTGTGCCATCGGTCACACAAACCCCATAGCATGCATTAGCCGCGCACTGCCGCCACCATAGGGGAACACCGTTACAGGAGATCCGCCTAATGGCTCAAGACTATCACCACGGCGTGCGCGTGCAGGAAATCAACGAAGGCACTCGCACCATCACCACTGTCAGCACCGCCATCGTCGGCATGGTCTGTACCGGTGACGACGCCGACGCAAAAGCATTCCCGTTAAACACCCCCGTGCTAATTACCGACGTCCTGGCCGCCAGCGGCAAGGCTGGCGAAACCGGCACCCTCGCCCGCTCGCTGGATGCCATCGCCGATCAGGCCAAGCCCGTCACCGTCGTCGTGCGTGTCGCCCAGGGCGAAACCGAAGCCGAGACGACAACCAATATCGTCGGTGGCGTGACCACCGAAGGCAAAAAAACCGGCATGAAAGCCCTGTTGGCTGCACAAAGTCAACTTGGCGTTAAACCCCGCATTCTGGGCGTGCCGGGACACGATACCCAAGCCGTCGCCACTGAATTGCTGACTGTGGCGCAAAGCCTACGCGCCTTCGCCTACCTCAGCGCCTATGGTTGTAAGACGGTATCCGAAGCGATCGACTACCGCAAAAACTTCAGCCAGCGCGAAGCGATGTTGATTTGGCCGGATTTCCTGAGCTGGGATACCACGACCAACGCATCTGCAACAGCTTTCGCAACCGCTCGCGCGCTGGGGCTACGCGCCAAGCTGGATCAGCAGGTCGGCTGGCACAAAACCTTGTCTAACGTCGGCGTTAACGGCGTGACCGGCATCAGCGCTGATGTGTATTGGGATTTGCAGGATACGGCCACCGATGCCAACCTGCTGAACCAAAACGCCGTCACCACCCTGATCCGCAAAGACGGATTCCGCTTCTGGGGGTCGCGCACCTGCTCCGATGATCCGTTATTCCAGTTTGAAAGTTACACCCGAACCGCTCAAGTGCTGGCCGACACGATGGCAGAAGCACAGATGTGGGCCGTAGATCAGCCGCTGCACCCTTCCCTCGCCAAGGACATTATCGAGGGCATCAACGCCAAATTCCGCGAGCTGAAAAACGGGGGTTATATCGTTGATGGCAGTTGCTGGATTGATGGGGCCGCCAACGACAAGGACACCCTTAAAGCCGGCAAACTAGTGCTGGATTACGATTATACGCCGGTGCCGCCACTCGAAAATCTGCTGCTGCGCCAGCGCATCACCGACAAGTATCTGATCAACTTCACTCAGAACGTGAACAGTTAAGGGGGACGCGATGGCCTTACCACGCAAACTGAAGTACCTGAATCTGTTCAATGACGCCAACAGCTTCCAGGGTGTTATTGAAGAAATCACCCTGCCGAAGCTGACGCGCAAGCTGGAAGCATTCCGGGGCGGCGGCATGAACGGCAGCGCCAGCGTTGATCTGGGGCTGGATGATGGCGCGCTTGACGCCGAGATCACTCTCGGCGGCATTGAGGCGCAGATTTACAAGCAATGGGGTATCGCCAAGGTTGACGGCGTCCTCCTGCGCTTTGCCGGCTCGTTCCAGCGTGACGACACCGCCGAGATCATTGCCGTCGAAGTGGTCATGCGTGGGCGTTTCTCCGAGTTTGATCATGGCAACTATAAGCAGGGCGACAACACGCAGACCAAGCTGAGCGCCAAGAACACCTATTTCAAGCTGACATGGGACGGCAGCGTCCTGATGGAAATCGACACCGTGAACATGGTCGAGATCATTGATGGCGTTGACCGTCTGGCGGAGCACCGCCGCGCCATCGGCTTGTAATCGCCTGTTGACAGGTATTTCATGCGGCCCGCAGGGGCCGCCTAAACAGCACCAATCATTAGGATAACGTGATGAAAGAAAAACAGACGACAGACGGCGCAGAACTGGCGACCAACCAGCCGATCACCCTGGACGTTCCCATCGTGCGCGGCACCACGCAGATCACCGAAGTGACCGTCAACAAGCCGAATTCCGGCGCGCTGCGCGGCACCCGTTTGCAGGCGCTGATCGAAACCGACGTTGATTCCCTGATCAGGGTATTGCCGCGCATCACCACGCCGAACCTGACGGCGGCCGAGGTTGCCAACCTCGATCCGGCTGACCTTTATCAGCTGTCGCAAGCTGTGGCGATTTTTTTCTTACCGAATTCGGTCAGGTCAGATTTCCTGAACAGCTGACAGTAGAAGATCTGACGGCGGATATTGCCGCCGTCTTCCATTGGCCGCCGACCGTCACCGACTCAATGCCGCTGGCCGAGCTGCTGGAGTGGCGGCATAAAGCCATAATCCGCAGTGGGGCAAGTGATGAGTGACAAAAACCTCCGATTGCAGGTTTTACTGAGCGCGGTCGATAAAGTCACCCGCCCGTTTAAATCCATGCAGGCCAGCAATAAAGCGCTGGCCGCTTCTGTTAAAGCCACCAAAGACCAATTAAAACAGCTGGATAATCAGGCTGGGAAAATTGACGCTTTCCGCAAGACAAAAGCCCAGGTAGCTGCCGCCTCGCAGGCGCTAAGCACTGCCCGCGATAAAGCGCGCAGCCTGGCTATTGCCATGAAATCAACGGAAACCCCGACGGCCAGGCAGGCGCGCCAATTTCAGAAGGCCAGGGAGGAAGCAGCCCGCCTTCAGCAAAAATATTCCGATCTCCGGCTGTCCCTGCAAAACCAGCGCACCGCGCTGCAAAACAGCGGCATGGCAACTAACCGGCTGGGTGAGGCCCAGAGATCGCTGCGATCCAGTATCAGCGGGACAACCGGCGCACTTGCAGCACAGCAGCGGAGACTTGAGCAGCAGGCGCAGCAGCAAAAACGGCTGAATGCTGCGCGCCATCAATTTGACGAGAGTAATCAGCGAAAAGTCATGGCTGCCGGGGTGGGTTATACCTCGATGGCCACCGGGCGCGCGATGGGTCGCGGGCTGGCAAATGCCTTGCACGTCGGTTATGACTTTGACGCGATGATGAGCAAAACCCAGGCTGTAACGCGCATCCCGTCCAAGTCAGATCCAGCAATGATGGCCATGCGCCATCAGGCGAGAACCCTGCCGCTATCGTCAAAATTTACCGATCTCCAGGTTGCCGAGGGGCAATACTTCCTCGGGAGGACGGGTTATTCACCGCAGCAGGTATTAAAAGCCATGCCGGGGATGCTTAATCTGGCATCGGCCGGCGACATTGACCTGGGCACGACAGCCGATATTGCGTCAAACATTCAAACCGCGATGGGGATCCCGGCGGAAAAAATGGACAAAGTGGCGGACGTGCTTACCGCGCTGTTCACACGGAACAACGTTGATATTCCAATGCTGGGCGAGTCATTGAAATATTCCGCCGGCGTCGGCCGCGAATATGGGCAAAGCCTGGAAACCGTTTCAGCCGCCACAGCGATCATGGGGAACGCGGGCATTCAAGGTAGCCAAGCTGGTACAGCAATGCGCGCTATTCTCAGCAGAATTGGCAACAGCCCAACCGTCAGAAAATTAGGCGTTGAAACCAAAGACAAAGACGGCAATATGCGCGACCTGGTCGATATTTTGAAAGATATCGACAAGAAGACGTCAAAAATGGGGAACGTCGATCGCGGTAAGATTTTCAAAGATATTGCCGGCATGTATGCGGTCACTGGATTCGGTGAGTTGATGCGTGCGGTATCAGATGGCAAGCTGCAAAAAATGCGCGGCGCGCCGGGTGAGTATGATGGCGAAGCCGCGCGCGTCTCCGGCACCATGCTGGATAACATGAAAGGCGACATGACGATGCTGCATGCCGCCCTGGAAAATATCAGCGTTGAACTGTTTGAAAAAAACGACGCCTGGTTACGGAAAACGGCCAAAGGCATCAGCAACGTTTTGCACGGCGTCGCTGAGTTTTTAAAGGCGCACCCCAACATAAGCGCCGCCATTGTTAAGATAGGGGCAGCAGCCGCTATTGCAACGACCGTTTTCGGTACGCTGGCGATCGCCGTAGTCGGGCTGCTCGGCCCGTTTGCCCTGCTCCGGTTCAGCACCCGCATGTTAGGTATTCGCCTGCTGCCTAACCTCTCACTCAGCATGCTGAAATTCGCCAGTACGACGCCTATCACTAAAAAGCAAGTCGGGAGCTTCAGCCGCTCATTACTTGAGGCAGGGAAAAGCGCGCTGACATTCTCTAAGCAAGGCTTAGGAAACGCCAGCCGCGCAGTAATGACATTCGCATCATCACCACTACAGACAGCCGCCAAAGGGATGAAAGGAGTTGGGCGCGTATTTACCTGGCTGGCAACCTCACCACTGAGATTCCTCCGCTTCGCCCTCGGCGGCTTGGCGAGTATGTTCGGCATTCTACTCAGCCCGCTGGGACTGATTGCGGCCGCGATCGTCGGCGCTGGCGTGCTGATTTACAAATACTGGAAGCCTATCAAGGCGTTTCTCGGCGGTGTTGTCGAAGGATTCAAAAGCGCCGCCGCACCGATCAAAGACGCTTTTTCACCATTGATGCCAGTATTCAACTGGATCGGCGACAAGGTTAAAGCGTTATGGGGCTGGTTCACAGATTTGCTGACGCCGGTGAAATCGACAAAAGACAATTTGGACAGCGCGGCATCGGCCGGGAAGACCTTCGGCGAATTTCTGGCGGCAGGCATTGAGCTGGCGCTAACCCCACTGAAACTGCTGACGGACTCAATCAAGTGGGTGCTGGATAAGCTGGACGAAATTAAAGTGCGGTCGGCAGAAACGCGCAAACTGGCGCAGGAAAACCCTGCCGTTGCCGATGCGGCCCGCCGCGCCGGTGTCATGATGACGCCAGGGCCGACAGGAAATTCAGCTGATGCAATACGCTATCGCTACACCGGAGAGCATGACAACGGCGGCCGCATCCCGCTGGGTAAATTCGGCATTGTCGGAGAGTATGGCCCGGAGATCGTCAGCGGGCCGACAAACGTCACCAGCCGCCGAAACACCGCAGCAATGGCCGCCGTTGCTGCCCTGTTCATGAATGGTGCAACAGCAGCGGACGCCCCGCTACACCCGCACAGCCTGGCCGGGAACCAATACCGCTCCGCCGGTAGCGCATCATATCAGCGTACCAATGCGCCAATTATCGAGATCCATGCGCCGATAACAATCAATCCGCAGCCTGGACAGAGCGCGTTAGATATCGCGCGGGAAGTCGCCAGGCAGTTGGATGCGAGAGAACGGCAAGCACGCGCCAAAGTGAACAGCAGTTATAACGATTTTGAGTGAGGATGATCATTATGATGATGGCATTAGGCATGTTCGTGTTCATGCTGCAAACCGTTCCATACCAGGAATTTCAGCACCAGATGGCATGGCGACACCCTTCAAACAGCCGCGTCGGGCTTCGGCCACAAAGCCAGTTTTTGGGGCCGGACGATGAAACGATCACATTGAGCGGCGTCCTATTGCCGGAGCTGACCGGCGGCCGAGTGTCGCTAATGGCGATACAGCTGATGGCGGAAACAGGCAAGGCGTGGTCGCTTATCGAAGGCAGTGGCGCGATTCATGGCATGTTCGTGATCGAGAGCCTGACCCGAAGCAAAACCGTTTTCTTTCAGGACGGATCCGCCAGGCGCATTGAATTTACCATCACGTTGAAGCGCACGGATGAAGGGTTAAAAGATATGTTCGGCGATTTATCCCAGCAATTTGAAGACCTCGCCACTCAGGTATCTGACACTGTCGGGGGGCTTTTATCATGAGCCTGCTCGACACCCTGGACAAGATCGGCGGCAGCAATACGCCGGCCTTTACGTTGAAAATCGACGGCGTCGATATTACCGGGAAGGTGAGCGAAAAACTGCTTGGCTTGACCCTGACCGATAACCGGGGCTTTGAGGCTGACCAGCTGGAGATCGAGCTTGACGACAGCGACGGCAGCCTGATGCTACCCCGTCGCGGCGTCAGCATCGCCGTGGCTATCGGCTGGAAAGATACCGGCACGATCGACAAAGGGCTGTTTGTGGTGGATGAAATCGGGCATTCCGGCGCGCCGGATAAGTTGACGATCACGGCACGCAGCGCTGATTTTCGACAAACGCTAAACGTGCAGCGCGACAACTCATATCACAAGAAAACCCTGGGCGATATCGTGAAAACCGTCGCAACCCGCAACAAGCTAACGCCGGTCATCAATAAAAATATGGCTGATATCGCCGTTCCTCATATCGACCAAACAAACGAGTCGGACGGGAGTTTCATCACCCGCATAGCGAAAGAAAATGGCGCAGTGGCCGCTGTTAAGAACGGTAATCTGCTGTTCTTCAAACAGGGGCAAAATCAGACCGTCAACGGCAAACAGATCCCTGAAATGCTAATCAATCGCCAGTCGGGCGACAGTCATCAATTCACGTTGACCGATCGCGGGGCATATACGGGCGTGGTGGCGAACTGGTTAAATACCCGCGCCGCGAAAAGCGAGCCGGTCAAGGTCAAGCGCCGCCGCAAGAAAAAGCCAATGGTTGAGGAAGAAAAACAGGGGGAATATTTAGTCGGCAGCGATGAGAACGTCCTGGTGTTACGCCATACATACGCGACAAAATACAATGCCCAGCGAGCGGCAAAGGCCAACTGGGAACGGATACAGCGCGGCGTCGCCACTTTTTCGATCCAGCTGGCGCGCGGCCGTGCAGAGCTTTACCCGGAGGCCCCCGTCACGGTCAAAGGCTTTAAGCGTGAGATCGACGAAGCAAAGTGGACGCTGGTCACAGTAACGCACAGTTTGAACGGCAGTGGGTTTACGACGTCTCTGGATCTTGAGGTCAAAATCGACGAGCTGGAAATGGAATAATGCAAACGGCCAGTATTTGTGCATAATTATCAGCAATACTGGCCTTAGCCGGGAACATGACGGAGAACCCCGCCATGATGCATTGTCCTGAATGCGGCCAAGCCGCACACACAAGATCATCGAACTACATCACCAATACGACCAAAGAGCGCTACAACCAGTGCACAAACATCAACTGTGGATGCACGTTTGTCAGCCATGAAACCTTTACCCGGCTCATTTCAAAACCGCAGACTGTGAATCCGGTTACCCCGCACCCACAAAGTGGCGGCCAAACAGCCTTGGTATTTGGCTAA